CATGCGTTCTTCTGAGTAGTATCCACGGCCAGACTCTTGCGCCCCTCGTTCAGATGGCGGCAAAAGCTCAGGGGCATTTGAGCGCATTTCCTCACCCCATGCTTTGCGTGCTCCAGTGTTCATCTGCAAACGCTGAAAAGATGTTGGAGTATTTTGCTGACCGTAAAACTGGTCAAGCCCACTGCCCATTGGTCTATTCATTCTGCTTTGTGTTGCCATAATTATCGAGTTTGTGGTGTTTCGCCTGCTGAGAACATCCAATCCATCGCCATTTTAGGACGGATTGCGCCTCGGTTTTGTTTGAGTCCTTGATTGAGGATTTCGTAGCATTTCTGCCAGAATCCCTGAAGAAGCTGAAGTTCTGTTGCGCCACCTGAATCCTCAAGCTGGATGGCTCGCATTCCGAACTTGAGTGCGCCGATATTATCGGGCCAAACAAGATCAGATTCCTGCATCAAACGAACGAATCGACGTTTGCAAAGACAACGAAGAACGGGCTTGTTGTCATCACGTGGAACAATGGTTCCAGTTTTGTAGCGACGATAAACTGGATTGGTTTCGCTTGGCTCATAAACCGACATCACAGTTGGAGTGCCAGATACGACGATAGAAAGCGTCACATTGCCAGCAGTCATTGGCTTGACCACCTGCGTTACAAACATTTGCACCGATGCAGTGACGATTGGATTGGTCAATGTAAGGGCAATGCCTTCAACGCCATCTTGATCGAAGATTGGATCGCCATTGCTGTCATGGCCGTAAAGACGAACCACCAATCCATCGTCGATGGCAGAGGCAATCGTCAATCTTGGGAATCCAATTTGCGTTTGAACCTCTTGCATACAGACATCGCCTTGGTCAATAATCGTGCGAAGATCCTGACTGGTTTCGTCCAGAAATCCGGGTCCGCTTGTCATGTATTCATTCATCCGCGCATACGGAGAAGTAGGCCAATTCACCCGTGTAACACCTACAATGGATTCCAAACGCCTTGGAAGGGTAATGTATCCACTGGTGCTATCATAATCCACAGCCTCATACATATTCTTCCACTGACCGCTGTTAATAATCCGTTCCACAACTTGATTCAGCGTGGGAAGGAAAAGTTCGGAATTAGGGTTGCCAGGGTAGATCGTGTTACCGATCAATGCCCTAACATCCGCGACTGTGAGGCCTGTTGCCATTTGGGTCGGAGTGTATTCCATTCACGGAGAGGGGCAAGGGAGATTTTCTAATGGTTCTTGAATCTGTGGATAAGAAATGATACCCATCAGTAGAATGAAAAAGAAACCTACCGGACAGCCAAAGTTTGTTCAGTTGACCAAGACGATCAATACCTATGGCATCGAGTTGAAAAACATGCCTCCGAATCAGCTAGAGGTTGAGCTGATGTTTATGAAATGTCCTACTGGAAGCACACTCAACTATGGGAATGTTCCTAATCCCAAAGGACACCCAAACTGGATTCATTTCATCAATGCTGTGAATCTGATTTGGAATTACCCCGGCACTCGCACGCCGTTCATGTGGCATCCTTGGGCGGTCAAGATGGTCAAAGCAGCTTTTGAGAACAAGCGGCTGGCTGTTACTTCTGGAGGTTCAGGCGGAAAAACAGGTGTTTTTGCCGTTTTTGCTCTTGTTTGGTGGCTGGCTGGTCCAACGAGGAACGTAGTTCTAGTCAATACCACGACCATCAAGGACTCGATGGGGCGTATCTGGGGCCAGATTACTCGCTATTTCAATGGCATGGTAGCTCGACCTGCTGGCAAATTGGTTGAATCCTCCCATTGCATCAAGTCTATCGACCTAAAAACAGGAGCGGTTATGGAGGAATATGGCATCCGTTTGTTCCCCGGTGAATCCAGTAAAGCGGCTGAGTCTTCTCGCGCTATCCGAGGACAGAAGCATGGCCCTAATGGTAAGATTATCGTTATTCTGGACGAGTGCGCCGAGCTTTCTCCAGCCATTGTAAACACCTTCGAGGAAAACATCACTCAGAACCCGAATGTGCAGCTCATAGCCCTAGCGAATGCCAATAGCCCATTCGATACCTTTGGTGCTCTCTGTGAGCCAAAAGAAGGCGGATGGGACGCTTACAACCCCGATTGGGAGGAATGGGAAGGCAAGGGGGCGCATGTCCTACGGATCAACAACGAAACCTCGCCAAATATCCTTGAAGGACGGACCATCTACCCATTCTTGATGACTCGCGAGATGTTGGAAGAAAAGCGAGAAAAGCTAGGGCAGCATACCCGTGCTTACTGGCGTGGCGTTCTAGGGGCGTTCCTACTGGATGGAGACGACGACAACATCTATTCTCCCGCCGAAATCCTCAAGGTTCCCAATGAGTGCGTTTGGCAGGGCATCCCAACAAAGGTCTGTGGCATTGACTTGTCCTATACTAGCGGTGGCGATAAGACAATTATGACGATTGCCAGTATCGGTATTTGCACTGATGGGAAAAAACGTCTCAAATTTGAGAAGCACATTGCCCTTAATGATGATGCCTCTAGGCGCGATGTAGATCGAACCACTCAGTTGATTGACCAGATCAAAGACATCTGTGCTAAAGAGGGCGTTGACATCAAAAACGTGGCAATCGACGCATCAGCAGGTGGCGGCAAGACCTTTGCAGATGCCATGTGGAGCAAGTGGGGCAATACCTTCCTGCGGGTGGACTTTGGCGGGAAAGCATCTGATCGGCCTGTTTCCGCTGCTGATCGTGAGAAATCCAGTGTGCGCTACGCCAATCGAGTCTCTGAGCTTTGGGGAAGTGGCAAAGAACTCATCCGTTGCGACCAACTTCGCAATATCACAAAGGAAATGGCTGCTGAAATGACAGTCCGGCAATACAAAGACAACAAGGCTCAGGATGGTGGTTCTCGCATCCGAGTAGAGTCAAAGGTGGATATGAAGCGTAGAACAGGCAAAAGCCCTGATTACTTTGATAGTGCAGCCGTTCTTATTGAGCTATGCCGAGAAAGACATGGACTGTCTAGTATCGACAAGCCTGGCAATGTCCGAGAAGGAGGCCCAAGTCCATTGAAGAAGAAGTTCAACCAACTTGCGGGACTGTGGGCGGCATAAACGCATTGCCCAAGACTGCTCTAAAAATAGCTGTTTTGACAAGATCTTCACCAACCTGAGACACCCAATGCTTTGTCATCTCGACCATCGTAGGATGATTGATATTGCCGTAAATCTCTAGCCAACCCGTGTAGTAGTTGTGTAACTTGTCCTCAATGGTCAGCGGGAAAGTCCTTTGAGGCCAGTTGAAGCGATGATTCCAACCCATTTTAGGATGGCAAATCACCTTTCCACCACTGCGTCTAACTTTCTCAGCCATATACCATTCTTCTCCACCAAAACCACGGAAGCCTTGATTGATTTCTGGAGCGTTGGCTTTGACAAATGAGAAACAGCCCATGCCTTGTGCTGGAATCTCAAATGGCTGACCTGTCTTCATTCCGTCCTTGTTATCTCCCCAAATGCCAAAGTCATGCCCCCGCCATACAGGATTGATCTGCTCGCTAGTAGCTCTCAAGTTGTCATACAAAAGCGGACCCGTAAGCATATTCTTGGAGTCCAAGTTTGCTGACCAGTATTCCATCATGGCGGCAATAAAACCCGTTTGAAGCAGAACATGGCAGTCTAAGCCAAGAATGATGTCGCCCTTTGCCAGCTTGAAAACGTCATACTTCACAAAGCTACTCTTGCGGTCAGTTACATCCACTACACGCATGTTCGGAACATCCCTAGCAAAGTGTTTCAACTGTTTACCGTGTGCGCTGTCAGGGTTATTGTCTAAGACAAGGAACTCAGTGTTCTCCGGCAGGTCTTGGTGCATTCGGATTGACTGGATGGAAAAGAAAACGCCATCATAGTCATCGAAGGTTGCCATTGATATTGTTAGCGGCGTCATAGTAAAGATTGAGGGAAATTGTTAAAACCGTGAGTTACGCCAGATGCGTTAAACAATTGGATTCCAAGTCTTTGAGAGTAATAGAGAGCGCGATCAAAAAGCGATCTTAATTCTTGTTCTCCTAATCTCAACGGGTCTGGAGTTCCATGTCCGTAAATAGCATCAATCACACACCCTTCAAAAAAAGAATCAACCCATTGATTTACCGAGTTCATTTTTTGATTGTTGAATTTGTTATGTGGTGCTGGACATTGATTTTCAAGCCATTTACGAACCTTTTCAGGTGTGTAATCATGGTCAAAACCAAGTGTGTAAATTCGTTTTGGTTTTATCTTGTCAAACAACCAGTAAAGACCTTGAAAAAAGATAGTATATCCTGCTCTATGTTGAGGGTAGGGATGCACTTCTCCCAAATTGGCAAATACTGTTTTTGCTGAATCTGCAAAATGAGGGTAATCAATTTTTGTGTGCGGCAAATCACAAGGAGGAAAATTCTCAGGAGGAAAATCGCCTGGGTAAATCCAATAATCTAAACCTTGAGGAACAAAAACTCGCCAAGCATTATTAACCGCACATACAAGATCGACTTTGCCTCTTAAGTCGTTTGCTTTCTTTGCTGATAAACCGCTTCCAACATACAAGACGCTTTCAATTTGGTCTGTCATAGTTTCATATAAATTGCCAACTGGATATTAAACTCCATCCACCATTCGGGGTGATATGGTTTAATGATACCATCGTCGCACAATTTAATAGCGTCAATATGATGACGAAATTCTGTTCCAAGATCATGCGCTGAAATAATGGAATCCTTGGGTAACAGTGGGGCGAATTGTTTTAACTCTCTGCTTTTACAACCACCATCGCAATATACCCATGTTGGTTTTTGGTCTATTTTATTTAAAATAGCTTCTTG